CCGTCGCCTCGCCGGCCGGAATCGTGGCCCTGACGAGAAACGAAAGCCCGCTCTCCCGCCCGGCTGCATCTACGGCGCTGATCGCATAGTAGAGCGTCTGTTCGCCTGCCAGCATCCCACCCGTCCCGAGCGTCGCCGCCAGGCTCAGCAGGGGGATCGGCGGCGCCCCCGTCTGCACGCTGCTCGGCGCTGTAAATCCCACAGCGACTTCCGTCGCTACGCTCCCATCCGATCCCTCCTCCGCGATCTCCGTGATTGTGAACTGTAAATCTCCATTCGCGTCGGTGGTGTCTCCAACCAGCGGCCGCGGCAGTCCAATCCGTCCCCCCGGTTCCCGCCCGGCGGCCTCGCCCGGAACCCGGCCGTTCGTGTCCCCGTACCACGCGTCGTTGTGGATCTGCGCAGTGATCGTCACCGTCCGATAGTTCAGAGCCGGCGCCACCTTCAGCACGCGGAAAGGCTGCCGGTCGAAGCCTTCCTTCAAGTACGTGACACTGATCAGATCCCCCGGACGCAGCCCCAGCCCGCGTACGCTGGTCTCGAAGTCCACGTACGTATTGCCCGCTATGGATCGGTCCAGGTTGAATTTCGCAATCCGCGCCGCCTGGTCGAAATTCGGGATGCCCAGGGCACTCAGCCCCGCCGCTATCTCTTGCCCCACGCGCACCGTGTCGTCCGCGTCCACCAGCTCGAAGCTATCCTGCTGATACCCGTTCAGCTCGTCCTGGAACTCGAGCGCAAACCGATTCGGTGTGTCCGTCGTGCTCCGCGACCATACTCGAATGCTCGGCTCGCCATTCTCCCTGCGCAGGAGACTCGAGAAGCCGTTGCTGCCGTCGCCGAATTCGTAGCTCGGCCACCCCCCTTCGAGCATCTCTGTGCTGTTGGTCCACTCGAGCTTCGCCGGCTGTTGTAGCGCCAGCGTATTCTCCACGCGAAGTTGCAGGCGCCCGCCCGGGCCGTAGGTCAGATACAACCGCGCCGCGTTCCTGATTCCCCGGATTACGTCGCCTGCACTGCGCCGTTTCTGCAGTACTAGGTTGCAGGCGAACCGCGGAATCAGCATGTCATTGCCGTTCAGGTCCTTCGCAGTTATCTGTTCGGCACAATAAGCGCCGGCGGCCGCAAAGCTGGCGATATCGACTTCGTCCATGCCCCAGCCGCTGCGTTGCAGCATGTCCAGTAGCACCCATGCCGGATTATTCGTGAACTGGTCGCCCAGATACGCTCCGGCGCCGTCGTACTGCGGCAGCTTCAAGCCCTCGAGCAGCACTTGCACGCGCGGCAGAGACTGCCCGTCATTGATGCGATTCGGAACCACTAGCGACACGTATGCCATGCTGCCGTAAGGATCGCCCGCTGCCGCACCGGCCGCGTCCTGAAAGTCCTGATTAAACGTTCCCGTGCGATTTCCCGTGCTCACGACGCCGAACCAGCCTGTGCCCGTCATGTTTGTTCCTGCCTGCCCGAGCGGAATTTCGATGTCGTTTACCAGCACTTTGATCACACCCTGGATTTCGCCGATCCCCAGTAGAACTTCCATATGTGTCAGGTTGCCGTCATTGCGCGCAAAGACGATCGGCGGCTTGTACCACGCGGTTCCATAAACCAACGGCACAAAGTCGTTGTAGCGCGCCTCGTTCTCCGTGACCGAAGATACGTGCCATTCCTTATCACCCGAAGTCCTCACCTGGATCTGCGACGGTACGAACTCCACTCCTCCGAACCGTCGAGTCACATGCGCGACGCTATCCTGCCGGAACATCCCCCGCGCCTCGCAATCCGAGCGCGTGAAGCTGCACGATGTATAGGGCCCATCTCCGCTCGTGTTCCCAACGCCTCCGTCCTGATCCGGTGAGTAGCCGCAGCGGAAGAAACGCGAGTACCGGCCCTTCTCCCCTCCATCTTTCGCTTCCGTACGCTGCTCCGTCGTAGACGGAAAGTTCCAGGGACACCGTCGCTGAATTCGCACTTGCGGCAGCAGCACTCTCTGCATGCTCATTCGGTTGATCGCGCTCAACCGGAGCGTCGCCTCCCGGATTTCTTCCGGCGGATTTGCGATCCCCTGAAACAAGACGGTGTTCTCTGTCGTCGGCGCGTCCGCACGCAGGTCGTAAAACAGAAATCGCGTCGTAATCTTGGCGCCCTTGAACCCCACCGTACGTTCAATCTGTGAAAAATACGAATCGGCGTTCGCCAGCGTGAGCGAGATCTTCGGGATAGCGTCCAACCCCTGGTCCGAGGCCGTTTGCATCGTGAACAGGTTGTTCTGCAGGACTCGCGCGCCGTAAACGTCGCCATTGATCGTGACCTGGTGTGTGCTCCACCGCTCCACCTGCCCGTTCGAAAGTTCACAGTCGAACACCAACAACGGCGTGTCGGTCACAGACTGCTCTTTCGCTTCAAATATGTTCTGGAGAGCCATGCCTCAGTTCGTCCACAGGTGAATCGTGCAGCAATGACGGTTGGGCCCCGGCATCGAAACCGTCAGCGCGTCGTCGCGAAACCGCGTGGCCGGATAAACACCGCCTGCTGATTTCGTCTTCTTGTAAGGAGAGGCGCCAATTTGTGCCTCTGCTTGCGCGCCGTACAGATCGATCGCAGCCCCTGGCACAATCTCGATCCCAAACGAAACGCTGGATTCCGAGCTCCCCGAGTTGGCTGCATACACCAGCCGGTTCCAGTTCGGGCCGGCATCGCGTCTTGCCGATTCATTTCCCCGAAGCAATGAAATTTCTCCTGGCTGACCACTTCGCGCCCAAACACTGAGCGAGTAATAGTAACCACCCGGGACGTTTAACGTCTGCCGCAGCCGCAATGGGGTTGCTGTAGGATTGACCACGTGAAATGCCGCTGTCGACCCCATCGGATCGCTCACCCCGCTGCTCATCTGGAGTAGCGGGTCCTGCTGCCATGCTGCTTCATCAAATTTTTCGCTCCATGCCAGCAAATTGTCGGTAGGATCCAGAAACGTGAAAGTGCCCAGAGTCCCTTCCGCACTCACGAAGAAATCCAGCAGCGACGCGATTTCCGCGTCCACGAGTTCCTGATACTTCAGTTGCCACTCGATACTGGACGCCATCGGATCGGCCAGCTTGATCTCTCGCCCGTCCAGGCACTGGTTCCGGATAGTTCGCATCCGTCTCCGTTTTTGAATCGGGTATTGGCTGGATGCCCCTGTCAATAGCTGCGGAAACCACTGCATACTAACTCCTGTTTTGTCTCACTACGAGCATCGTGCTGGCTCTCATCTCACCTAGCAGCGTGAACTCGAAACTGTCATGGTCCAGGCTGCAGTTCGGATATTCCGTGCCGTCCCACGGATCCACAAATATGAAGCTTCCATACCTGCCTTCGTTCACCTCGAAGAAGAACTGCAACACCGATATTTCCCAGTGATCCAGCAGATCCAGACGAATATGCCATCGCCGCATGGCATCCATAGTCTCGCGCTAGCTTTGCTGGCTGCCGTCCATGAAACGTAATACCGAATTCGCGTACGCGATATCGCGGGTAGCCGGATACTGCATGACGGCATTCGTTTTTAAACGAGGAAATTCCATACCTAAAGCTCGCTGACCACGTCATTCAAGGCGTGCATGTTCAGCATCGCTTCGCGTACGGCTTGCGCGATCTCGTGGCTGTGATCCATAAATGACCGGCTGTCCATCGCCTGCACGCTGACCAGAATCTGCGGTCCCGGCCCGTTACTCGGCCACGCCGGACTCGCTGGCGCCGGCTCGGTGTAAGCTCGCGCCATGCCATCCTGCCCGTAGTCCAAAGACCGAATCCCGGAGCCTTCGCGCGAATTTGCTGCGGATATATGTATGGACTGCGGCATCGCATACTTCACCAGGGGCGGTGGAGGCGTCGGATCTCCGCCGCCACCGAACAGGTTCACCAGCGTGGAAATCAACGGCATCGCGTTGAGCCGGTTCTTGCCGAAGTCCAGCGCCGCCGTCCCCAGCTTGCTGCCTACGCTGCTTCCGCTGGCCTTTTCTTGCTGCGCGCTTTGTGGTTGCTCCTTGGCCGACGTCACAAAAGACCCGCTGGCCGGACCTTTTGCCCCAGCGATCGTTTCGGCCTCGCTCGGATCCTTCCGTGCCGGGGCGTCGCTCGGACTCTGCACCTGCTGCCGGGGTGTAATCCGCTCATATTCGCTCTCGTCCTGATTCTTCAGTGTCGGCATCTCACTCAGACTCTGCGCCTGCTGCCTCTGATCCTTCCGTACCGGCAACTCACTCAGACTCTGGACTTGCAGCCCCCGCGCGACCTGCTCATATTCGATCTCGCCCGGATCCTTCGGTGCCGGCAGCGCACTCAGACTCTGCACCTGCTGCCCGCGCGTAATCCGCGCATATTCCGCCCAAAGCATTTCTTCCAGTTTCTGATCAACCATTCCGTGTCTCCGCTTCCCACTCCGTTTCCAGAATCAGGAACGCCTCGGCGTCCCTCGCTCCTATTGCCTCCGGCCACTTCTGCCCTAGCCTCCGGCGCACCAGGAATTCCTCGAGCCATGCCATGCTCGTTCCGGTGATGAACGACTTCGGACACGTGTTCGTTGACGCATGCTTCCGCCCCCATACCACACGATCCTGCGTATCCGTGTCGTTTCTGAACCCGCACCGCCGTCGAATATCCAGGCCGGCGCTCCGGCATGAGTCGCACTTCCAGCCGGCCTGGTTGGAAAACAAATGAAAGTGGAAGGCGACGATCAGTTTTTTCGTTCGTCCTCGGACAAACCGCACTCCGCTTTGACCGCCGCCAAAGCCTCCCGGAACAGTTCCTCCGGACCTTGTAAGACCAGGGACTCGGGCGTGGCCGGAGTTCCGTCCAACTCCAGTCCGCCCACCTCCGTGAGTCCCCAGAGCACGTAGATTCGATCGATTTCCGCCGACAGCAGCGCCGCGTCCATCTTTTCCTTGGGACTCTCACCTGCGTTCAGGAATTCCACGCGCTCTGCCAATTCCCGAATGCGGCGGGTCAGTTCCATCCGCCGCGCAAAAGACATCTTTTGCACTGAAAACCAAACGCCCGGTAAGATGCCGGACTCAATCCGCGAGCAACTCAAATACTCCATAGAAGTCCCTCGTAAGCCCCAACGCTACCCGAATGCCACCACGATTTCGTCGTCTACCGTCCCCTGTGCCCGCGACTCCTTGAAGCGCCACCGCAGCCGGTGGTCGCTGTCGTCAAGCTCCGGCACATCCGGCACCACACTTTTCAGATACACGCCCACCAGTTGCTGGCTCTGTTCGCCAAGTTGGAACATCACCTCGATGGGTGATTGTTGCCGCGCCGCCTGGTACAGTGCCACCGTGGCTGTATCGTCCTGTCCAAAAAGTTCAAACTCCAGAGACACCGAACGTCGGCCGGGCGAAATGCTGCGCGGCACATTCGAGCCGAACTCTCGCGCCCGCACATCCAAAGCGTTGTCCACCAGAAACGTTGCGCTCGCGATCGTGTAGAACCGGTCAGGCCCGTTCCCCAACCACGCTTGTCCCATGTTCCCCGGCACAATCGAGTAATCAAAAACGTCTACTTCCGGTTCATCCGGAAACTCGGTCAGGCCTCCGGCATCTCCGGAAAAACTGCTGCTGTCGATCAGGTCCTGCGCCACACCGCTGAACTCGAACTGGTGATAGTCGCCGTTCACCTCGATCGCCAGCCGGTTCACCGCCGCCCCGCAGAGAATCCGCTGCACTGCCGCCGATGGACTCCAGTAGTCGAAGATACTGATGCTCGGCAGCTCGGTCGCCGGCGAATAGCACATCGTCCCTCCGATCATTGCCCCCGGCGCAGGCTCTACCACAAACGGTGCATTCACTTGCACGTGTGTTGTATCGGGTACTGCCGTTACGAATCGCATCTCGCCCGAAAACGTCACGGCCTGTCCCGGCGCCAGCCCATGCGCCCCCGCGAAAGCCAGCGTTCGTCCGCTCGACCCGCTGCCCGCTGCGGCGCCGCTGAATATTAAAGGCGGCCCTCCCAGTCCCGCCTGAAACAGCGGACCATGGCTGGGCTCCTGCGTCGCATCCGGCCAACTCGTCATGTAAGTTCGAAGATCGAAGGTCGTTCGCCGTCGGCCTCCCGGGGGAACACCCGTAAATGTGCGGCTCCCCGTCTTGTCCTTGCGATCCGGAACTTCTAACTGCTGCCGCGTTGCCAGCTTTACCGCCGGGATCCGCTGCTGTGCCGTGATCCCCGCTACTTGACCGTAACTGCTTTCCAATGCGGTATAAAACCGATTTGCATTCGAAGAAATGTATGACATGTCAGTTGCTGCTCGCTCCCACTTCAAACGTGATTTTTGCCGTCTGAATAAAATTCCGACCGCCGTGCTTTACCGGGCCGAACGCAACTTCATATCCGCCCGTATAGTACATGCCCTCTCCCCAGTCCCCCCTGTTCTGCTCCAGGATCTGCGTAATCGCATCCACATATAGCTCCAGCCCCTTCTCCAAGCCGTCCATCCTGTCTTGCGAGAGGCGTACCTCCACAACCATGTGTGCTTTCCCCGAGAACCTTCGGAACTTTTCAGTCAGTAGATTCGCGAGCTTGTCGCAGTAGATAAATACCGCCGAATATTTTGCCTCGGCGCTGCGGTCCGACAGCTCTGCGGAAACGTTCCGCGTAACGATCTGTTTCTCACTTAGAGGTTCCAACAGTATGTTCTCGAGCTGCGACAGCGTATCCAGGTTGCTGTTTACACCTGGAGCCGAAGTGAATAGCTTATGAATACGTTTTGCGGCTGCATTTCCTGGTCGCGCCATGACTAACCTCTCAGCAGAATGCGGGGGGTCACTCTAACATAATCCACGCCCTGGCCGCTTCCAGGCGCCCGGCCCCCACTCGTTACCGTGCTTTCCTGTAGCCACACCTGATCCGGCAGTAGGGCCGACTCGTTTTGCTGCGTCATCGCGTCCGGAGACAGTCCGACGAAGATGTTCCAACCCGATGCGCTCGTCGGTCGATTTACAGCCCGAACCGAAAGAACATTGCCGTCCGGCACGGTAATCGCCCGCCACTCACTCGCGGCGCCTTCTGTATTCAGTCCGTTGACCCACGATGTGCACACATAGTAAGTTGCACCCGGCTGCAACCCTGGGAAGTAGGTAAGTTCTGCCGGATCTGCCTTCGCCACAGGATTGCCGGTTACTCCCACGCCGGCGTCGATCAGCTTATGGAAGGACCATTGTGCCAAGGCCGCAAACTGATCTCGCTTTCTGCCATAGCGCTCGTTCAATTGATTGCTGTATGCGTCGCGGTACACCATCTCTAGCGTGCGGAATGCGTGCCACAGCCGGACTATAGTCGTTACGACGACATTCCCCAGGCCATCGCCCGGCCCTAGCAGCGCCGACAGTTCCACGGCCAGCTCATCCTGCGCCAGCTTGAGCTTCTTGGTTAAGTCGATCCCCTCCGCGCTGCTCACCTCCAGGATTCCTGAATCGTGGCCTGTCAGGTCTTCCACGGTTGAGATGGTTCCATCTGTGAATAGAGCCATTAGAGCTATCCCTTCGTTGGTCGTTTGCCGCTTTTCAGACTTTCCAGCTCGTCCGACGGCACCAGTGACATCTGCACTCGCCTTCCCGCCTCTGCCTGATCGATGGCATGTTTCGCGCTCTTCACCGCGTCCCGAAACTGCCTCGCCTCTTCTTCGCTAGCCAATTCCGCGCGCGACTCGGTGATCAGTATCGCTGCGTTCCGCCGCGACACTTCCGTCAAAACGCCCGCCTTGCCGCCGTCTGGTGTTTCGAGGCTCTTCACCACTACGGCATCCTCGCCGATCCGTTCTTCGTTCTCTCGAATTTTTCGGTAATAAATCCTCATGTCCATAAATCTCTCCTTGTAAGTCAGTTCTCTGCGAGCCGAATGCAGAAAAGTCAGAAAAAGCCAGAAAAGGCAGCAAAAGGGGGACTGGACCCTTTGCCGCCCAAGCAAATGCTTGACTCAAACAAACCGTTGTGGGCGGAAAAGGGGCTGTACCCCGTATCCGGCTTGGCACGACTGTGTTTGAAAAGTACGGCATCCGATCCTAGTCGCCCGCCGGGCGCGATCTCACGAGAGCCGGCACGAAGCCGGGGATTGCTGAAAAGGGGGATGGAGCCTTTTTCCGCCCAAGCAAGTGCTTGAATCAATCAAACCGTTGTGGGCGGCAAAGGGGCCTGTACCCCTTATCCGGCTTGACACTACTGTGTTAGAAAAGTACGGCATCCAATCCTGGTCGCCGCCGGGCGCGGTCTCAGAGAGCCGGCACGAAGCCGGAGATTGCTGCAAAGGGGGCTGGAGCCTTTTCCGCTCAAGCAAATGCTTGAATCAAACCGTTGTGGGCGGAAATGGGCCTGTACCCCGTATCCGGCTTGGCACGACTGTGTTAGAAAAGTACGGCGTCCAATCCCGGTCGCCGCCGGGCGCGATCTCTGAGAGCCGACACGAGGCCGGAGATTGCTGAAAGGGGGGCTGGAGCCTTTTCCGCTCAAGCAAATGCTTGAATCAAACCGTTGTGGGCGGAAAGGGGCCTGTACCCCGTATCCGGCTGGTTACTACTGTGTTGGAAAAGTACGGCATCCAATCTAGTCGCCGCCGGGCGCGGTCTCACGAGAGCGGGCACGAAGCCGGAGGTTGCCACAAAAGGGCGACGGACAAGGGGCCTGCACCCCTTGTTCAGCGTCCTGCCAGACGATACGCTCTCTCCGGCCCAAACAATTTCCGTGATCCTGTCCCGCGCAAGCATTAGTGCACGCACTCGTACGTGCCCCGTCGGCTTTTCACGCCGGCGCCCGGTGCCCCGATCCAACACCGCGCGGGACACCAAGCTAGCTGTTCACCTGCACGCCCCACGCGTTGCGAACCGCCGCGCAACCGTACAGCACATCGACAGTAAATTGCTGCGCCAGAGTGTTGGGCTGGTACGACATCGTGACTCGCATGCCGAAGTTCCCCAGCTCCGCATAATGAGCCACCGCGCCCGTCCCTGCCAGAGGCTGGGGCAGTCTGCGCATCACCAGGCCGATCGAGTTTTTCGCAAACGCCAGGTTGTGCGTCGTCGCCGGGGCCGTCCCGGTCTTCGACACGAACTGCGAGCGGAACACGAAGAAGTCTTTGATCCTTCCC